CTTGATTTCTTCCGAAGTATCGAAGATACTTGGACAGGGCAATGAAAAATCCAACTGCGTGTATGCTCCAACATAAGGTTTTTTCAATCCTGCCTTTACCTCTTCACTGTCTGCCGGTGCGTGTGTCGGCTCTGGCCAGACGATCGGCTTGCCGTCACACCGGGCGATCATGAAAAATCTCTTTCGCATGGTAGGTGCTCCGTAGTCAGCGGCAATCAGCTCCCGGAATTGCACTTCGTATCCTAAATCCGTGAGCTGCTGAACGAATTTCTGAAATGTTTCGCCCTGCTTTGCCTTAATCGGATGGTGTCGCCGTCCAAGTGGTCCCCATGTTTTGAACTCTTCCACATTTTCAAGCATGATGACTCTCGGTCGGACAAGTCCCGCCCATCGGCAGGCTACCCACGCAAGACCACGGATATTCTTATCTTTTGGCTTGCCACCCTTTGCTTTGCTAAAATGTTTGCAGTCCGGAGAGAACCAGGCAAGTGCTACTGGATGTCCTTTACAGGCTTTTACAGGATCAACCGCCCACACGTTTTCACAGTAATGCTTCGTATTCGGATGGTTCGCCTTGTGCATCTTGATAGCTTCTGGATCATGGTTGATGGCTATATCAACACTGTATCCGGTTGCCATTTCTATACCAGTGGAAGCGCCGCCCCCACCGGCAAAATTGTCAACTATCAATTCTCCATGTATCATTTTCTTCAAAAGGAACCCGGCGCGCCTTTTATCCGGATAGGTCCCGGCTCCTTTCATATTATTGTAGTTTTTACCTCTTTGATGTATAATGATTTTAATTTACACATAAGGAGGAATTTTTATGTCTAAGGATATAACTAATAACTTCAGCGTTTTAAATGCTGATTTGCCAGAATCAGTTGATAATGCATTAAAAAATCTTACAGATTTGCCTTCCAAAAATGTCGGTCAAACATTATCTGATTGTTGGTTTTTAGTCTTTGGCGGTATTTCACAATTAGCCGAAAAACGTAAATTAAAATATGCCAAAGACTTAGAAGAATTTAAGCAATCCTTAAGTTCAAAAATCACTTCTATTCCAAAAGAAAATCGTGTCGAAGCAAATACCCAAATAGTAATGCCTGCATTAGAAAATGCAAAATACTGTGTTGAAGAACCAAGTCTACGTGAAATGTTTGCAAATTTAATTTCATCATCGCTTGATATTGAAAAACAGGATATTGTTCACCCTTCTTTTTCGGATATATTAAAAACCATGACACCACTAGATGCTCAAAACTTAAAACTAATATTTGATAATTATCAGTTACCAATTTGCAATATTGTTAGAACATCTGATAACCCATCTTTGTATGCCGTGGTGTTGCAAAACATATTTTTAGAAAACTCAGAATGTACTATATATGAACGCCAATCTCTTTCCATCAGTTTTCTATCTAAACAAGGGCTAGTTGAAATTCCTTCATCGCTCTCCATACATGATGACGCTGCTTATTTTAAATATGAGCAATGTGATGAAATGCTACAAATTCAAAATCAATATCCAGATTATACATTTCAATTACAAAAACGTTTAGTAAAACCAACTCCTTTAGGCGTTTCATTTCTCGACATATGTTGTCCTGATTAACTCTTTAAGCATTGCAAAGATATCATTTACATAGCTATCTATTATTTTCATATAGTAGATAGCTACAATTTTATTTACAACTAACGCAGTGATGATTGTACAAAGATTATTAATTATAAAGTATTTCATATATTCACCTCCTTTCCGTCGGTTTTTCGCACCGCTCAAATTCAATTACCCACACCCACGGATTCGCATCCCAGCCGTAGCGGTCAATGTCGGATTTCTTGACGGTGGAGTTCCACAAGTCTTCAAATTGTCCTCTTGCGGTACACGCCCCGGTAAGCAATCCGCTATTGCATCCTTCAGCTTGTGCTTGCACTTCCGTGATCTCTTGCAACCGCTCCACCCTCACATCCGTAACCTTAAGCCAGATACGTGCGGCTTCTTTCGGCATGTGGATGGATGGTCTTCGGTGCATCCATATGTTTTCATGCTTATCTTTCCAGTGGTCTTTTTTATGCAATCCGTCAGCATAATATTCAAAATCATTCGTTAAGACACATTCAGTTTCTCCACTAACATCAAGACAATGGGCAACCCCTTGGAATACGCTTTCTCTTACGTAAAGGATATCGCCTGGACATATCGGACAGCTACGTTCTGCTATGCTCAACTTGATTTTGTGCTCTTTGTCTGCATAGTTATGTACTGCGTAGGTACGTTTTTCAGGATCGAAAAAATCCATATCCGGCACAACATAATCATTGGCATCTTTATTAATCCGTCTGGTACAACTTTTCCGTCCGTCCAGAATCGCCCGAACCATTTCCGTGTTAAATAATATAGGCTTAATTGCTATCTACTCCACCTACTTTCTCAAAATAAAATGTAATTGGTTGCTTATTGGGAATTACTAAACCAAAGCGAACCGCATTTTTATAAGTTACGCTATCCCGCATCAAGGTATCTGGCATTGCTTCAACCATCTTTCGGAATCCCTCAAGAGTAGAACGGCTTTTATAATGATTGCAACTCCGGCAGGCAGGAAGCATATTATCCACCGTGTCCGTTCCCTGTTCGCTCCAACCGTTTAAAGGAATAACATGGTCTACTTGCATATCCTTGTACTCTAATTCACACCCACAGTAAGCGCAATGACCGTTGTATTTTGCATATACTTGTTTTCTAACAGATTTAGGAATCGGTTTTCGCATCTACTCCACCACCTTTCACGATCTCGATCATATCAGTCAGTATTCCATCGCACCCGAACTGTTCCATTTCTGATCGATATTCTTCTAACTGCTTCACAACTTTCTCCGGATCATTCAATCTCCTGTTCCACTTTTCAGTCGCTTCTGTTTCCGTTTCTCCACTGATAGCGCATCCACACTCTGTGCATTCAATAAATGCTCCACCTTTATATACTGGCATCTTGCAAATGATATGCCTATGTAGCTCAATAACTTCGATTACAGCTTTCCCGCCACAGAACGGGCATGGTTTAAGTTCTTCGCTCATTTTTTTTCTTCCTTTCTTTCATCAATACACTTTCTGACCGCACCCACAATATCCTGGATAAGGCATTAGGTTATGACACTTCGGGCAGAAATATTTCCCCTCAATTAGTTCTCTGGGAATCGCTGTCTGCATTTCCACCGCCGCCCGGCATTCTTCCACTGTTCCGATCGTGCGGTACTGCTGTATTTCTTTCTGATATGTTTCCGCAAAATCTTTCAGATGCCGTAATACATCCCACTTAAATATATTTTTCTCATTCTTCATAAGATTTTCAGCTGTTTTAACGGTTTCTTCAAATGTCCAGCTATTTATTTTTTCATTCACCATTGCTGCTCCTTTCCACCTACACAGGATAATAATTGCTCTAGTCATCCTTGATCCAATATCCAGTGCTCCATACTCCGGTCAACGGATCGTATACTTTTCTGCCTTTAATCCTGACTATGCCTCCAATAGTTCCGGATCATCAAATATGTTGCCGATAATTTCACATTCATGCCACCATTCAGAATAATCTTGATATCCATCTTCTCTATCATCAATAATGTATCTTGCATTTGCATCATCCCATTTGACAACACCATAAATAACATTATCCTTAAGAATATCATTCTCGAAGATCCGTTTACCGTTCTTATCCTCAAGTCTATATAAACTTCACGTCTTTATTTTTTCTCCTTTTCTTTCATTAACTCTGTATCTCTTTTTTTGCACATATCTCTCTCATTCGAGGACATGCAAACTGTTACTTTTTCATCACCCACCATATTTTGTTTTCGTGCTATTTTTTTCATGCATTCAATCATCTTTATTTTTCTCCTTATTTTTTAACTGATATGGTTTCTCTTTGAATTTTCTCAACGCATCAGAGTTTTGATGTTTCGACACATATGTATGCCTGTCTGTCATTTCGTTAAGACATCTTCGTTTTTCTTTACTTTCTGTGTACATATTTTCTCCTTTTATACAACTCCAACAGCTCTTTTTGCCAACATATCAGCTTTCTCATTGCCACGGACACCTGAATGTCCTTTTACCTTTTTGAAATAAATTTTTATTTTGGCATTTCTTACATAATCTCTATATAACTGTGTGCCCTTTTGGTTTGCATTCCATTTCCCTGTTGGCCAGTTTTCAATTCCTATATAATCATAGTAAATTGTTAATTCCTGAATACCGTTTTGCTCTGCATAGCTGATTGCAGCCATAGCACCTTCTATTTCGCCTGCTACATTCCGCATACTTGCCATTTCAGGATTTGCACCACTTCCCATGATCTCATGTTCTTTTGTGCCATCATTTATGATTCCGCCATAGCCATAGGTTTTTGTATATTTATTGTAGGATCCGTCTACATACGCATACGCTGTTATATTCTTTCTTTGTTCTTTTTGCGTCATATACGCGGATGCCTCTTCCGGTTTTACAAACTGCTGATATTCTGCACCAGCATACCCATCAATCTGTGCAAAGCATTCAAGCCATGTCTTATAAATTCCTGGCACACGTCCTTTGCGCACCGCATATACACGTTCAAGATTTTTCTTTTGCTTATTTTTATTTCTGTAATTCATAATAGAAATATAGTTCTTACGGCTTTTCAAATACTCTTCCTTAAATAAACACTCTTTACCACAGTTGCAAGCATCGCATTTTGCATAAAAGGTAATGCAGTGCTCTTTTACACAAGCTTCTTCAGAATATGAACAAATTCCATTTTTTTCATGTTGACAGTTAAATTCCTGACAATATGACATATCCTCATCTCTTTTCTATATGTATATTTTAGTATATTATACCATTATATACCTTTTGTGTAAATATAATTATATAATATTGTTGTTATTTTATTATATATGTTGTATAATAGAGACACCAATTAAGAAAGGACTATGCTTACATTGCGTAATAAAAAAATGTCTAATAATGTGCTTGCATCACGCATAAATAAATTAAGAACTATTTCTGGTTTAAGCCAGGCTGCGTTCGGAGCTTCCATAGGCACATCACAGGCTGCATTATCGGCTTATGAAAAAGGAATCCGTACCCCATCCCTGGATATATTAATAGATATTTCAAATAAATATCATGTCTCTATTGACTGGCTCTCTGGTCTAAGTGATATTCCAAATTCAGCACAAACCAAAACTTATGCAGATCTAATAAAGTCGATTGTATTGCTAAATGATAATAACCACCTGGATATAACCTTGGATAGAGACTCTGCTATCCTAAATTTCATTTCAGCTGATAAAACTCTTATAGAATTTTTTAAAGAATGGAATGAAATGCGTACTTTGCGCGAAGATTTAGAAAATGGGGATAGATTATATAATTTATGGCTGAATGACGCTATCAAACGATATGATATTCCACTGTCTTGACACTCCCCATAGCTGAACCTAGTTTTACGATACATTCAGATAAAAAAAACAGAAAATCACCGCTACTAAAAAAAGGGGACTTTCTGTTTTTTTGTGTTAAATTGTAGTATTAATGCCATTTACGGCTGCATGCTCGTCCTTGTCCATCGGAATAACAAGGCATTTCTGCCCATCAACAATCTGAGAATGGATCTGACTGACTTTTTCCGGTTTGACACGCAGAATGACATCGTAGGTTTTGACTGCCGGGATGTCGTCTCCGTCAGATTCTTCTACTGGAAGAGTGCGTGTTTTCTCTAACTGCTGTTTCAAATTTTCAACCTGCTGTACCAGTTCTAATTTTTCTTTGCGTTTGGCATTTGCCTCCACCAGCTTCGAATCAACTAAGTTCTCTACAGTCGGTACATCCTCACCGAATATATTTTCATAGGTCTGTTCGATCACGGCTGCCTGTTCCTCGGTCACGCCGCTCTCAGCAAGTACGGAAGAGATCGTACTCTTTGTGACAGGGACCGGTTTCGGTTCCGGCTCCTCTTCTAAAGCGACTGGGATCAAGTTGTTTAAATTGTCCTGGATATCCATGAAAATAGCATCACTTTCATCATCATATTCTCCGATGACTTCTTTTACAATGCTCTGGAAGGTAAGTTTCTGCTCGGTAGCCGTAAATTTAGAACCACAGCCAAGACCGGATTCCATAAATTCAGAGTGCGGTGTCTTGGTGTCTCTGGTGTAAAACATGACAGAGTGGATATCCGTGCTCCGGTCGGTAAAAGCAGGAAATACAAATCCGGTGTCAGGA